GTATCATACAAGATTACAGTATCACCGGTTGCCACAGTAGTTTCAGCCGTTAAGTCGGAGTCCTTGACATAATTTGCACTAAAAGCATTCATGGAGGTAATCGCCAGGATTCCTGCGGAAAGAAATACCCCCATAAACAAATTCTTGAAAATCCTCATTCGATTTTCCTCCTATGAATAAATTAACTGTTTAGTTTATACTGCCTGTCTGTGTCGTTCTTATTATTCGTCCATCTGAAGTCTTTAATATTCTATGATCCAAGTCTCTATTCCTATGAGAAGAAACCACAACATTGTAATCTCTCAATGTCCACTCCCTTATCTTCCTGACTCCATCAAATCCAGCACTTCCAGCCGTATCTGATGCACTTGCTAATCCCTGTACCTTTATAATGGCAGGACCATCAATCTTTATGTTTGGACTAAACTTCTTCGGAACATAAGAAGAGCCTGTTGCCTGAGTTCCAATGGTGTTTTTTCTTGCAAAATTAGTAAGCTCTGAATCAGGTTCCGTGTTTACATGAAGAGAGAAGTCGATTAGGGTAGCTGTGGTATTAACAGATCCATAGTATTCGGAAATAAAAGCGTCTTCTACTGAGGAAATACCAAGTATTGCCATCTGTGTTTCGCCTATTCCGGCAAGTATACGAGCCGTAGTTGTTCTGTCTGTCGTAGCGAATGCGCTTATAGCTCCCACATTTACATTCGTAGCACCTTTTGTTAAGACCTCAAGCCTATTTATAATCACATAAGATTGAGTTGTCGTTACAGAAGTAGTACCATTTGTCACTATATCTTCCGTTATTTCGGGTGTATCCCAATCAATTAAACCATATACCCTGATTTTTCTCGCTCCAACACCAGCAGAAGAATCACTTGCAGAAGATGATACTATCCAATGTGTCTGCGCAGATGTAGGTGCTGTCCATATCTGCTGAGTAGGCGTAGCATCGGCTAAATCCCATATATCTGTTGCTGTTGTCTGTACCCCTGTAGCAGCACGACCATAAGCGTTTATAGGAGCTTCGTCATCTATAAAATCAGCAGGTACATCAACTCCATAATCTGTACCTCCCATCACTATTTTACCATCACCCTGTCTTATATTATCGGAAAGCGCTTTGTCTGTTGAAGACTGAAAGGCTTCGGTTGTAACGCACAACCCCATAATTAAAGACAATGCCATCCCAAATATGAATTTTTTCATGTTGTTTACCCTCCGATAATATGGGAGAAGGCATAGCCCTCCCCCATATAAAAAATCCACAAACAAACCACTATATAGTAGCAACAGGGAACGTAGCCTTTGCAGTCTGCCTCTCAAATACAATACCGGCTGTAACATTACCAGCAGTATGTGTACCTGTGATGGTGTATTCAAGCCTTGAATACCTTTCCATCGCATCCGGCACAAACTGAATGGTAAAGTTGTATCCCTGTACCAAAGTGGCAGTAGCAATAGTCTGAGTAGAGCCAATGGTAGACAATGAGCTAAATGATGTATTATCATCAGTCTCAAGGTCAATAGTCACATCAGTTCCACCGGCAAACGTAGTCGTTACCTGAATCAGTATCAACATCGGATTACCTGGACCTCTATTAGCTACGCCCAAATCCAACACATTTGTTGAATCAGCAGTTGTGGTTAATGCCTGATCGTCTGAGTATAAATTCTCTTTATCAAGAATCATAATTATTCTCCCTAAGTTCTAAGGATTAAAAACGTATAAAGAAATTCTATGTGACCTGTGATTCTGTTTGAAGTAAACCGTCCACCCTTCTGATAGGTATGCCCTGGAAGTGCATAACTCGCCCTTCACCGGCAAAGGTATCAAAAGTAAGGTTTACATTCGCTTTTGCAACTGCTTTCTTGGTCAATGCTGTATAGACCACACGATCACAATACCATACCAAAGTACCACCGGTAAGGTTCTGCATCTTTGCGTGCATAGCATCAATCATGTCATTGATAAGGTCTGCAGACGTATCTGAGCCACTACCAATCGTAAGTAAAGCGCTTACGTCAATATTTGCGATTCTTACCACGTGCCTCCAATCCCTAACTGAAAGACCGACCTTCCAGAGATAACGAGTCTGATACACCACTCGCTTACCACCACTTGAATCAGTTTCAGTCTGGACACCCATATCTTCATGCTGTAAACCAGCAGTAGTGCCTTTTGGAAAGAATGCGTGTGTGTGGTTCTCGGACCATTTGATTAGCCACATTGAAGTATTATCTGAACCGGAACCTCCGGCATCAATAATCTGTCCACCATTACTGGCAGATGTGTCACCAAATCTTGGCGCAAGTCCCATAAATTCTTCCGGATCCGTGTCCGTGTTACCATAGAACAGAGTTTGTACGAATTCGTGATTCATAGCCTGGAAAAAAGCTAAGTCCTCAGAAAGCCTTAACCCTGCAACGTCACCACCCAAATCACCCAAATCTTTATCAAGAATTGAGAATGCTTCCTGGATACCTGCGGTATCGTCAACCTGTACGGTTGTTGATTTACTTGGTGTGGTGTAGCCATACAACTTTCTCCATGTTGTCGATGGAAGACCACTACGCATCGTGGTTCTATGACCTGTCTGCGTGTTACCTTCAATAACAACCATGTCTTGCATGACATCGTTTGTTTCTGCCAACAACTCGATTATAGTAGCGATTTTTTCGCCATTTGGATCGAGTCTTTTGACTTTATCTGCAATATTCAGATAAGTCGTACCAACTGTTGCCATAACAAATCCTCCCCATACAACATACTAAAAAAATAAAATACTACTACGCCTTATCCGCACTTGGATAAAGTATATTCTTAGCCTCTTTCGTTGTGGTATCTGCTCCGGCACCACCAAGCCTGAAAGAGTCTTCGCCTATCGCTTTTCCTATTCTATAGAACGCCTTTACGAATGCCGGATGACTGCCATATCCTGACTGTTCCAACACTTCAGCAAGACCGTCAACCTTTAGAGCTTCCATTCCCTTCTTAGCAACAGCCAGATTCTCGGTAAGTTGTTTACCTGAATCACCGATCATTTCCTTATCGGCTTTAACAGTATCAACCCATGAATTCATTAAAGCCTGATGTCCTTCTACCTGTGCTTGATATAATTTTGTCTGAAGAGCTACCAACGCATTTGCCCTGTCCTTAGAACTCATATCCTTATCGTTGGCAATATCCAGGAATTCTTTCTGAATACCTTCGTCTACCTGTACTCCTTCAGGGAATACCAGGTCTTCAGCAGTTACAACATCAGGAGCATCTTCCTTCTTCTCTTCCTTGTCCTCTTCTTTTTCAGCCTTCTTTTCCTCTTCAGGCTCCTTCTCTTCTTCCTTCTCTTCTTTCTCGGCTTTATTTTCTTCTTCCTCTGACTTCTCCTCAGCGCCTTCTTCACCTTCAGCCTTGTTTTCTCCGTAAAGCTGATCCTTCGCTTTGTCCAAATCTACTTCCTTACCTTCTTCTTCCTTGCCTTCTTCCGTAGTTTCTTCCTTGCCTTCATCTTCTTCTCCACCGTCAGTAAGCGTTTCAAATACTTCTTCTTCATAACGAACCGTATTATTCTTCATTATTTTCCTCCTGATATTTGTGTTCCGAAAACATTAATTCATGTTTCTCTGGACACACGGATAAAATTTTATGTAACAATCTCAGCCCTGCAGCCTTATCTCCTGCATTTCTGGCATGAATACAAGGATCAGCGTCAAACGCATCCCTGTAAACACCACATTCAGCCAATATATTCCATACGAAATGCCTTCCACCTTTGGTATTCATTACCTCTTCGGTGGCAGCATTATCCTTTAAAGCAGTCTCTTTATGGAGAACATCCTGCTTCTCTATATCTTCATTTTTTTCTTCTATTCCTATATTATCTTTCATTAAGCTGGTGTCACTCCTGCTAGTTGTTCAAGCATGTTGCCAGTACCAACCGGTGCATTTGCAAGGTCTTTGGCTGCTCCTGCTGCAGCGACACCCGACTCAAGCGCTATCTGACCTTGCTTCATCTGTTGCTTTATTTTCCTTATTTGAGCAACATCATCATCGGACCTTATGATATTTGTAGGAACATCGAGTATTTCAGCAGCTTCATCTGTTGCTTGGTCGAAATCAAACTTATCTATAACATCAGGATTAAACTGCGCCCATAAACCCAAAAGACCACTTAATCTCTCCATATTACTTATGGCTGCTACCTTCTGAGCTTTAGCCAGAGAAGATACATATTCTATCTTTAGGTCTTGGTCAGCAAGGTCTTCGGGTGGTTCCGGAAGAACACCTGCCTCTTGAGCAAGGAAAAATACCCTGTCTATAAGTGGATTAAGGAAATCTTCATTCAGACCTTCTAAAACTGGTCCCAACATCAGGAGCCTTTCCTTGTCTATTTGAAATGCTACTTCAGCTTTCATATCCTGTGGACGATTATTAGCCTGAATAGCAAGGAACATATTCACGAAGAAGGCATCCTTGATCCTCTCTTCAGTCTGTATATTATCTTGGATAATATCTGCAAGCGGTATTCGTACATCATACATAGGCTTAATACCTTGACCGGTACTAAATGGAGTTACAAATGTAACCCCACCTGGCACATTCATAATCCTCTGATTCTTTAAATCAGAAGGTGCTTGTAACGGTGGATTTAGGTTTCTATCAAGCCCTGCTGCCTTTCTGAATGTTCCGGACTGCAACTGTTTTGAATCACCAAGAGCAATCATTCCTGGCTGTCCAACACCGTATGGATCTGAAGCATTAACAGACCACCTGGCACAAACATACGGAAATGTATCAAATCCTGATATATGTAAGAAGCCCTCGTCAGACCTTGTGCCTTCCTCATAATAGACGCTTCTATATGCCTTATTTTGAGCGTCAATCATATTGGGGATTCGTTCATCATTCGGCTCAACAGCATGAATCACTTTTATCATGTGATCCGGCTTAACTCCTGCCATACGAACTGTTTCACGTGAAACATTTTCTAATCCGAATTCCTCTATTAACTGAACAGGAGTCTTCCATATTCTCCTATAGAGAACATCAACAACTCCCCTTGCATTTACGGCTATCCAGTATTCTCCAACCGTATATGTGTCAAATCTCACAATATCATTAAAATCAGCCTTTATTGACATAGGAGCCGTACCAAACACTCCTAATTCGTCATAAACAGTAGCAGCCATCGGGTAGAAATTTGACTGATTAAATATCTGATATATTGTTTCTTCGGAACCTCGCAAGTACGCCCTTACATCATCACGCTCCATCAGACCACGATTTGCCATAGCAAGTCTAAACCAGGGACGAGAAGAACTTGTAACACCTGCTTTCATTCCTGCAGCGAATGTCCGAGCAGAGAGAGTGGGTGTTCCATTGTATATTTTAAGGTCTTTCCTTTGACCACGCTTACCCTCGTCTTCCAGGAAATTACCTCTATTCGGAGCTATATAGTCTCTCAGGTCTTTTAATGGACCTTCATGTGGCTGCCTGATATTCTTGAGGTCAGCAAGCCTTGTGTCAAATTTCTTTCTTAAATCTAAACGTGGCATAGCTTATCCTAATAAAGTTTTTTTAGTTGTATTGGCAGAATCACTTAAACCAGCATTACCGGTTAATAGGGTGCCACCCCTGTTTTGACCTAAATTCTTCCTCTTCTTTCCTGCCTGTGCATCATCCGCAACAGAAATAGAAGTAGGTGTTGTAGGTCTTCTCGCTGTTACTGGAGGCGCAATCTGGTTTGTAGACGTTCCGGTAAACTTAAAATCACTTGTAAGCTGCTGCCCATCCCTCGGATCACGGGGAAATAAATCATATATATTTGAAGCAGCAGCCTTAAATTCATTAAACTTCACAACATCAGACCTTTGTAATTGTCCAGCTATTATTGATGCTGCCTCTTGTGCTACTGAATAATTAGTAAGGAATACTCCAGTTCCTAAATTCTGACCACCAGTTAGACCTTGAGCCAGTTCTGCGCCTGTTCTATGCTCCAAATCAAGAAATCCCTCCGGATTTCCCCTTGTAATCGGAAGATTATAGCTCTGTGCATACCTGCCACTACCTAAATGATAGTATGCTGTCCCGAAAGGTTCCGCAAGAAGCTCTCCAGCACTACGAGCCGTATTTGTCCTCGATATATTAAAGGCGTTCTTTTCACCTGCTGTTGCTGTAAATGCAGCGCCCTGTCCTCTTCTATTTCTTCCTCCTGCCATTTAAGCTCCCAATAAACTCTTCTTCTCTGTATTTGCTATTGTCTCAAGCCCTGTCGGACCGGTAACAAGTGTTCCACCTCTTGTACCTGCAAACTGCCTCGCCTTATTTTCCACATCAGATTTAGCCTTCTTAACGCTTGCATCTGCTAATTTTGGCTGTGATCGAGTGGCTGGTGTTGGCTGTGGCTCCGGTGGCGGTGGCGGTGGTGGTGGTGCTGGTATTGATGGCGCTCCTCCCATGCACATATAGAGTCTCCTTAGTCAAAATATACTACGGATTGTATCCCATGTGAAATATAAGATATACCCTATAGCGATATTTATTCGTTGTGTCAAGAAGAAAATGCGAATTATTTTCGTTGTGTTTTTTGGAAGTGCGAAATTATTTCGTTGCAGGTAATGAGAATGGATCGAATTTATCAACGATTTTAGCTGCTCCATCGTTCTTTAATCCGAAAGTTGGTGCTACTTCGTATGAGAATGTAAGTGCGAGTGATGTGCCGAAATCCGGAGAAGGCAGACCTCTTTTCTTCATAGCGTCTACGCTTTCCAGGACTTTCTTGCTGCTGGTTGGTGTGAATGCGAACATCGGTGATGATAGGTCTTCTTTAAGTCTTTCGTGATTTGGTATGATTCCACCTGAGATAAGCCATTCAAGCATCTTATCCCACATTTCAATACGTTTATTGAGATAAAGGTCTTTACGATCTGCAGAGCCACCTTCATCTACTTCTATTACATTAAAGCCTAATTGTCTGAGTCTGTCTATTACGCCCTGACCGCCTCCTGAGCCGATTATAATAGCATCTGCCTTCCATGTATTAGCAACATTGGCTACATTACCGGCAAGCTCCATATTGTCTATTTTGGCGAATTCTATGGGTTCAAAGGCTATTAAGCCCTGTCTTTTCTGGATTGTGGATAGGTCATCACCGTACCTGGCAACATCTACGGCAAGGATCTTCGCAGAGCCGGCTACGTCCTCTATTTTCAAAGTACGACTCGCAGCCTCTTCAACTATGCCATATCCGATAAGCTGATTGGAGCCGGTGCGAGGAAATTGCCCTTTTACCTCTACTCTGGATACATCTGAGTCCTCACCATGTTTCTCTATAATCTTATTGTATATAGACTTATCTGTACCTTCTACACTTCTTGAGTCGATAAACCTTGTATTCCAATAATCCTTATCCTTATGAAAACAGTCGAAAAAAGCACCTTGAGGTCTACGAGGGTTTGACATAACCAGCCAGAACCGGAGGAATATAGGTTCTGTGAAGAAGCCTTCAGATACGGTCCAGATTGAGCCAGGTATATTACTGCCTTCATCAAAGAGTAAAACCACGCCATTTTCGTTGTGAACACCGGCAAATGCGTCTGGATTCTCTTCTGACCACAACTGAGCCTGAATATAGTAGTATGCAGTATCTTTTTTCATATTCTCACGGAGAGAAACGTCAAACCATTTCGCAGGTTTTAAAGTAGTGGCTGTACGTTCAAACCAATGGCTGTTTATAGCCATAGTGTGCCATTTGCCCAACTCAGCCCATGTTCTAGTCCGTAACTGTTGCTCTGTGTTGGCTGTCATAATAACACTACAACCGATCCATGTAGAAGCAGCCCAATGAGCTATCCAGGCAAAAAGAGCCGTCTTTCCTGTACCACGACCTGATGAAACAGCCAGGTTGTACGGAAGAGGAGGTTCGCCTTTATTTATTCGTAACTGATTCTCAATATTGTGCTTACCAATCTTAATAAGCTCTTCCTTCTGCCATTTTCTCGGACCGGTACGCATGGCAAGAGGAGTACCGACTTCTCCCCAAGGATATGCGAACATAACAAATTTATACGGCTCAAGCATCATATCTGGAGTCAATATCTGCTCAATAAGCTCCATTTCGCCTTTAGCGCTGTATTTCATTCCTGTTTCACTCATATATCATCAAGTTCCGATATTTTAACATCCCAAGTGTCTCTCGGATAAATATGTCCATTTTGTCCATTAACCTCACCTTTTTTATGAAGAACAGCCATATCAAGATATTCCTGTTTTGGCTTCACGCCCAATATCCAACCAACAGTATAATCGTTCTTAACCCTTGTAAAAGCATAATAATCACATTTTTGTTTTAAGTTATAGGCATATAGACCACATTCATAAAATGATCTTGGCTTATAATTTGTTCTCTTCGTCTTAACTTCGTAGGTAAGGTTATTCTTAATAATATCATAATCGAAAGTATTGTGCTGAGTTCCATCAATATAGTCTCTAAATATGAATTCTCCAATGAAGCCCGATGTGGTACCCCTGCCTCCAGTAACCGAATGGTCAAGCCGTCCTTGTTCTTCAGCCATTTCCTTTGCCAACTCAATATATTCAGGTGATATTTTAACTCCGTATATCATGCGTAACCTCCTATAATAACGTCAAGATCGTCTAAGTCACAGTCTGGATGTATCTTATGTTTACCTTCATTTGGTATCAGAAATTGAGTCTTAGAGTTTGCACAGAAGTAGATACGCTCAGGTTTAGCATATTCACCGGTCCACAACTGCTCATGGTATGCACATTCGTCACAGGAATTAACGATTAACGCCTTTGTCATGGCAACTTCTTTCCCTCTTGAATCAGTCTCTTTTTATAATATGTCTTTGCCACATCGACTTCTTCCAGACAATGTGCGACTGCTTCAGGCTGAGAACCGTCTACTTTATCTCCACATAGCCTGTATTCTGGACCATTAAGCAAAGAGCCTGTTTTTGGCATTTCCTTTACTATTCTGAATCCTAATAGCAATAAACCGTCAAGAGCATCAAGCCCTTCTCCTGGTATGTATTCTTTTATGTCCATTAGTTATGTCCTGGTTTAAATATTCTCGATATTTCCATATTGCCAAGAGCTATCTTGACTTTCTTGAGGTTATCAATAAGTAGGTCTACATCTTCGACCTTTTCAAAACAGAGGCGTATTTTAGCATGGATCTCGGCTGAAGTCTTGCCCTGCATATCCTCAATCGTTCCCTCAACCTTATCTCCCAAGATAACACCGGCAAATTTAGGTTTATCTACCGGCAAGACAAAATTTCCCATAGCTATAGGTTCTTCTCCAAATAATACTGCCTGAGCGCCATCTTCGTCTTTAAAGAACATTATTTATCCTCCATTTTATGATACATTTTATCTTGACTCTTTCTGTCCAGATACCTCATAACCCAAATCCACATGAAAGCTATAACGCAGATTATTCCTATAACTTTTAAAATCATTTTACCCTCTCCTTATAAGGTCTTGCTTTTATAATAATATTGTTATATTTTTCAATGTAATTACTCAGGTCTTTTCCGGAAATCTGCTCAAGTGCCATATAAGCGTCTCTGAGCATAGCCGCAGAATGATATTCTCCTGGATAATACTGCTGTACCATTCCTGCCGTATAGATAGTTTTCGTGAACCATTTAACTATTTGTTCTCTCGGTAGATTCGCCTTAACTGCCTTAATCGCTGTCTGAAGGTAAGTAAGAGACAAGACGTTTCTATAATTAAGTACATACGGATTATATCGTACAGCCTTCTTACACTCTTCAATATGTTCGTCCATCCTTCCATGATGTTTATGCCTCATGGCGTTGTTGAAGTGATAATCAGCCTTATACCTTAATATTGTAAGTATCGCCAAGAGTATAACCGTCAGGATGATGCACGACCTCAAAATCATAATCTTTTTTCGCTTGAACAATAGTTAGTCCCATTAATATCCAAAACAACGGTGCAATACCTGGTCCAGAAAAAGTAAACATATTTTGAACCATATAAGCCACGACACCACTACTTAACGAAATGATAATAAGATTTTCCTTATTCTCATATACCAGCTTAAAGTAGAATATAAATAGACTTAACCATGCTAGAAGCCCTATGATACCCTGAGTGACCAGTATCTCTAATATGGCGTTATGCGCCCTGTTATTATACCTATCGCTATCTTTCTTGTATCTCTTCTGATAATACTCGGAATACTTGTACGCCAGATTGTCCATGCCGATCCCGACTATATAGTTGTCTTTGGCTATATCCAGACAGGTGTTCGCCATCTGAACACGATAACCAATGTTGCCTTCCATGTTCCATTCCTTGTATTCAGCTATAAATCGCTTCACCGGACTATTTGGCATATATACACTTAGAGCGAGCAGAGCCACTAAGACAGGTACGAGTACCTTATATGACTTCCTCTTATATAGTGCGAAGAAGAATATTATTGCTACTACCAACCCTATAAATCCAGATCTTGTTTTAGACAGAAACAGCGCATACATAAGGAGTCCGACAATCGGATAAAGCCAGTATTCACCTTTCATAATACCGTATATTACAAGAGGCACCGTCATAGCCATATACGCACCCATAAATGTAGGATGTCCGAATGTACTCGATGGTCTGCCGTCATAACCAAAATCAATCGACCAATCATAAGGATCCAGATTGGTATATTGTATAAGTGAATACACAGCAGCGACAGATGCCGTAATTATCACAGCATTAATAAACTTCTGTATATCCGACTTCTTCACAAACTCTACAACGGCAAAGAAGAGTACCATATATACCACCAGCGACATAAGACCACCATACCTCTTGTATGTACCGGCAAAACTCACAAATGGATGTATGGCAAATACTGTTGCGATTATGGACGAAAATAGGACTGCCAGGATAGGATAGGTAAGAGTGTTCATTTGGGGTACCGTCCCCCTGACAGCCCATACACCAATAAGAATAAAAGTTAATATATAAACAAAAGTAATCTTTGAGAGGTCAAACACGCTGTATATATTCGGTCCAATGAATAGTGGAGCGCCTACTGTTATAATCAACAGGATTGATATTATAGTTTTATTCATAATTAAATGGAGCCGGTGGTGGGATTTTAACCCACACTCCTCAAGGTTCATTCCGGAAAATTCTCTCAAGGTAGACGCTATAGCATCACGCTCTTATATTAAGCTACACCGGCATCTATATCCTCCTCGTTTTTCATTACCATTCCACTTAGTTTTACAGGATGTTGCCAAGGACCTACTATCTTCAATTCTTCCTTCAGGTCCTTCCTCTCGTCTGGATCGAGGTATATCACATTTGGAGGCTTACCATGCTCCTTAATGTAATCACGCTTGTATTCAGCTATCTTCTGAAGAAGGCTCTTTCGGTTTGGATTGATAATCATTTCAGTTTATTTTGCCTGTTGGTCATATACTCATAACACCAATCTTCAGGTTTCTTCTGTACTTCTTCTGGATAACGCCTACATCTACCTTCATTGTAACATATACAGGTACGACAACATGATCTTTTCATATTTCCTCCTCGATTTCAATAATTTTTGATAGGTCTGCATTAATAAGAGGTATGTCTCCACCAAAGTCTGCAGGTGTAAATTCATTACTCGGTGTACCCTCAGTCAATAAGCCCAACCTCTGATATGCCTCTGCAACCAATTCAGAACAGAATATACTGCTGAGATCCTCTTCGTTACCACCAAACACTCCGTCATAAGCCGATTTAAAAAGCTCAATCTTACTCTCCTCATACGGTCTGCCCTTAACTTCCTCCCTAAACTTCATAAGAACATCGTGGTCTATAGCTTGGTACTTATCAAACATATTTAGCCTTCTTATTCCAACCTTGCCTTCATACGACTTCATCCTCTCGCTTAAAGGCACTAATTGTACTCCTTGTCGTGCTTTTCCGGTGTTAATATCCTTTATCTTGCTCAGGGTAGTCGACTCCCACAGAAGCAACATATTGTACTCTGTAAGTCTTAATACCATACCCACATGACTCCAAGGGGAACCTGTGAACCATTTAATCATACCACTTATTCTGCCCTTACCTGAAAACAATACAATATCTCCGGTATTTAAACTATCCCTTATACCACTATAATTCATAGTCATTTCCCCTTCCTCCTGTTAATATTTCTAATCTCCACACACATATCACGATATTCTTTCACCATCTTCTCAAGAATCTTTGTGTTCTTTTCGTGGACCGGCAGACAGCACTTTTTCCACTTCTTTCCGGAACCACAGACACACCTGACATTCCTCCGTATCTGATTCTCATAATTTATCACACCTTGAAGGGTTTGGATTCTTTCATACTTATCCTCAGCCGTCAGACGCATCTTCAGCAACTCTATCTCAGGCTGCTTCTTGTCTGCGCCACTACCCATAACGAACCCTTTTAAAAAGGTTAAAATAAACTAATAATCCACATACCTGTAAAGTACCATATAACACAGCCTACAGCTATTGTACTCAAAAGGATCACTTCCAACTTAGTTTCTTTGGTCATGTCTTAAAGAACCTCATAATACCCTTACCCCAACCGATGTACTGCCTTATCTCCACAGCACACGACTCTATAAACATCCAGAATAGCTTACATATAAGTTTTCTCATGCTAAAAACCCCTCTAATTTTCTGCTTCTAGCCGGATGCCTTAGCTTCCTTAATGCTCTTTTTTCTAGTTGGTTTACTCTTGTCCTGGTTATATTAAGTTTTTTTCCTGCTTCTTCCAGGGTACACGTGGTACCTTCTATTATGCCGAAACGCATTTTAATAATTTCTCTTTCACGATATGTAAGCGTATCAAGTACGCTTTCAACACGGTCTATAGCCTCTTGGCGCTCTATATCGCTCTCGTCATCCTCCGGTGCAGGTAACGCCTCTAAACCTTCCCCTCCTAATATTCTGTCGGGATCAATTCTCTTATAGAAGGTAGTCTTCTTGTCTAGTTCTAGAAAATCCTCATTCTTGAGCAATTCAGGAAAAATGACTTCTTTGGTTTCACCAACAAACCTGCAAATTATTTCTATCGTATATTTATTGGGATAGCCTGTCATATTAAAATATTTACAAATAGAATTCTGATTTATACCAACCCTGCGACCAAATTCAGCTTGAGTCCATCCCCTCTCCTCAATAAATCTCTGAAGAAATCCATTCTTAGCTTTTATCTTTAATGCTATTTCCATCTATCTCCCCACAGGTAAATAAAAAATAAATAGAAACGCCCATACCAAAACCCCGAATATAACCATTGTGTACCAAAGATATTTCATGCCCTCTTATACCTCTCATTATATTTAGTGTACGCAGCCTTGCCCTTAGCCGTCTTACGGTACGCCCTCATTCTACACCTGGCTCCACAATACCTGGCAAACATAGTCTTAGCCTCAAACTCCTCTTCACATTCCTGACACACTATATCAAAACTCATTTTAATAAATCCTCATTCTCATAAATATTGCCGATTACTTCTAAGTTGTGCCAACTTATCATACTTTCGCCTTCATAACCCATAGAAGATTCTTCTATATCAAAACCTAATTGTCTCCATACTATTTGAGATATTCCTTCATACTTTTTTAAAGAATCGCCAGTTTCTTTATCCCAAAGAATTACACATTTGTCAATCCACTTAACTATATCCCCCTCTACTATATCCACACCATTCTTATCCTTTAAACCGGTGTACTGAAGAAGCTCTACATCATCTAATAGTTCTATCTCGTAACACTTATTTGGGGGAAGACATCTATCAATCTGATTGTCATCCCATGTAATACATCCTGCATCTAATGAGATAACTTCTACCATATATTTCCTCTTCTTTAACCATGCTCTGAACTTAATTTCTCTACTCATAAAACCTCTGTAACATAAATCACAAAACAATGCAAGGAAAAAGTGTAACATAATTACATATAAAAAAAATAAAATATAACTTGTTTCACCATTCGGTGAATATATACAATTAAGTGAAACTAACCTCATAAAGAAAAATAAAAATGTTAGCTTGAAGTTACTAAAAAGGTATATCGCAATATACTAAAAAGGTAAACTAGGCAGACACGCCTCGTAAAGAAAAAAGAAAAAATTCGTTGCAGGGAGGACGTTGGGGGGGATAGGAGTCCCGAGTTTCCCCCGAGGGGGAGGGTGTTTATAATTGGATTCATTTTGGATTGATATTTCTAATATGAAATGATTGTTGATTGATACAACTGGCTTGATATGTACTGAATTGAACTGGTTTTATTATGTTACTATCAGGACTGATAATGGGTTCTATGTTACGTTGGCCGCTTCAGCTTCAATAATGGGATCAGGAAGAGCGAGCGCGGACAGGCGATCAAGCGCCCTTGTTAAGGCTGGACTAATGTTAAGAGTGTTGCGAACATCCACCTGTAAACGCTCAGAATAACGCTTGTTGAGCTTACTACAAAACCATGTTATATAATCAGCTTTCACCTTTGCAGCTTTCGCGCTCTTATCATCGCAGGACATGACAATATTATGTAATACGTCCAGCAGCGCCTCTGTGTGGCTCTGTGTGGCGATCTCATACGCCTTGTCAAACTCAGGTAAGGCAGCGCGCCAGCGGAAGACAGACATTCGCGAAGGCATCCGATCAGGTTTACAAATATCTGTTAATTTTTCACCTGAAGCAAAGCGCTTCAAGATTTCACCAGCGATTTTATTATTATACTTTGAAGGTCTTCCCATAGCCACGCGCGCAACAGTAACGAAACGCGTCCTTTATTTTACCAGCTTACATTCTATTCTATGATTTTAGATCCTGTTATTATTTGTCCTGGCGGATCTGTTTTATATTTTTGATTTGTTATAAGTATATTCCTTAACCCGACCGCCACCCCTCTATTTACAAGCGGACAATAGTCCTTTTATATATATTAAATGATGTTGTCAAGTTATTTATTTTTGATAGGTGCTAGACTATGCAAAAGGATCAGCGCGACTGCTGGCGAGGATCTCAGGACATGAAAAAAGGCGATCCCGACCGATATAAGCCAGAACCGCCTAAAAACAGCATTTTTTCTATTTAATCCTGAAGCGCCTTATCTTGATAATATTCAGACGCACAGCGCGCACAATGCGCCACGCCATTAATATTTACTTTAATATCTTTATGCGTCAGACATGATAAGCAAACAGGACAATACAACCACGATTGACTAATATCACCTTGTAACCTTGAACCGCTAATTTTACCCTTTGCAAATGTTAGCATTTTAACCCCCTTGTCAATATGTAGTATAGCAACCCCGAAACCGCCGCGCGGATCATCGCGGTTTTTACCTGTTTTTAGGGTTTTGCCATACAAGATATAGAATTATAACATTCCTAATTTACGCGCGATCTCTTTACAATGATAACAAGGCTCATTATTACCCTTCAAACGCTCTTCAGCATGAAAAGCAAAATTCCGCCTCATATCTTTTAAGGTATTACAACCAGCTTCCACCGTAATATGATACATTTCAGATTTTGTCAATTTATCTTACCACCGCATAAAACCCCCCTTGAAAAGATTAACGCCTATACAGCGCGATTCTATTATGCTTCAGCGCTACGAGATCAGACGCGGACGCATCCACATACCCAACAGGAATACGCGCGCCCTGATCCAATACAAGCGCATGAGGCGAGCGCCTATCAATAGACCAGCGCCCACCGTCCGACTGAATCACTTTAGTATTTTTGAGCGCCTTAAAACGCGACCAATCCAGCTTGAGCGCCTTTGTATAACAATAGTGGAAAACTTCAGGCGAACCGACCGCAACCGCTTCAATTTTATCAAGCATAGATTGACTGTAAACGTCCCCCGAATCCATCCAGCGCAGAATCTTAATATATGGACGCGCGCGCAACTCAGCCAGCGCCAGATCCGCGAAACCGTCCAGCAGCGACAATTCATAATTACGCCAATGAGCGCACCACGCCACCGCACCGCGCAACCTATACACGCGCAACATATAACAATAATCAAGACAGCCACCAGCGCCCGAACAAGTCAGGAACGCTGGTAGACTGAATTTATATATCTGATCCTTTGCTAGTTTGCTATTCATTGAAAATATATTCAAGATATTACCGCCATAGCTTGCTTTTGAAGATCCAGACGCGTATCAGAAGGCAGCGCTGATCCCTTTGCAATAAGGCTTATTGCGTTAGACAAGCGCCACTTGTTTTTGACTTCTGGCAGAAACTCAACTGGCATTTCAGAATCAAAGGCAACCTTTACAGACTCCGCGAGATCCTTTTTAAATCCTTTTTGCCTCAGCTTTTTAACTTCGTCATTTATATTGATATTACAATCGGATTCCATCGCGTCCAAGATCCTATTTTTAACGCCAGCTTGAAGACCTATTGAAGATTGAACCGCGTCCCCGACCGCAGACGCAACCGCCTTGTTATCTAAATCATGCGTTTGATTAGATAATTGAATCAAGTCTTCCGTAGTATTGAAGCGCTTGCCAACATGAACGGACTTCATAACGTCCGCGCCCATGCACAAATTAAGACAAGTAATCCGAAGCGCCAACATTTCAATTTTTAATGCGCTTGATCCGTAATCACTTGTAGTAATTGCCACACCTAAAACGATGAATTCATGCGCGGAAGGCTGGAAGACTTCAGGCAGGATAAAAGATACATGGTAACGGTAATCCGTAACCGCGCCAGTATAAGGAACGTAACCAGCGCGGAGAGCGGACTCAATGAACCCTTCAAATATAGGACTGGCATCCATACGCCTATATGAAGGCGATAATACGCCCTTAACCGTATCATTAACGCGCCTGAATAAAAGACCGTCTTTACAATTACGCCCGACCATACGATTAATATTGTTAAGTAATAATTCCGATTCGCCTAATTCGATCAGCTTATCAGCATACGCGACAGGTACACCAGCGCGCGCCAGCAGTTGACCACGCGCAAAGCCAGTAAATCCAACATCAGAAGAAAGCGCGTCCCCGACAACGTGAGCGCGTATATCACCATTGACGCGGAAATCAAGCGCGTCAGGTTTTGCGATCATATCGCGCCTGTTATCAAATTCCGCGCTTATCTCATTTAATACGGACGGAACACGCACCGCGCCAGCCTCAATAATACCTTGTAGCTTGACCGCGCGCGGATCCGCTACCCTGTTATGATCTGTTAAAATATTCATTCTGTACCCCTTAAAAAATTAGTTGATAGAATTCAATTTTACGGATTTACGGTTAAAGATATTTTTTCGCCCTTATGCGAAATTTTGACAATTTCATCAGATCCGATAAAAGACCGCGCCTGAGTTATAGACACGCGCACCGACTTGATGAAATCAGGAACAGATACACGCTTAAAGAACAAGCGCGGATTAATGGTAAGAGCGCACGAAACAACCTTTAATATAATGTTGCCACCGTCCCCGATCAGCTTATCAGATCCCGACCGCGTGAACTCTTTTAAAACCATATCGCGCAAAACTTTTTCCTCTGTTTTTAGCGTATCAATATTATGCCTCAATTCACAATAACGATTAACAAGACTTTTTTTATTACTCAATTTTAACCCCCTTCAAAATTAACAGAATTTTTTTCAACCCAAGTTGAACCGCTTCCGCCCTTTGGCGTAATTTCGACCTGAATAGACGCGCCATTATAAGGCGCTGGACGCGCGTCCGTAACTAATACAGGAACGCGCAGACTGTTTGACGTAGTATAAAAACCGCTTAAACTTACAAATTTTGACAATTCGCTTACTTTCAAAGTATTACCCCCTTTACAAATTCAAAATATAAATACGTCCCGACCGCGATTAAATACAGCTTATAAATCAAAGGCATTCCGCTTTCACCCCCTTTTTAATTGCATTGAACGCCAGCGACAGCGCGTCCAACATATTAAAGGTAAACCCCTCAGTAATCGAGGCAATTAACATAGCTTCCGTTTCAGGCAATCCGCATTCCTTCATTATAAAGACCTGATCCGACCTGCTAAAATGAACTTCCCTTTTTTTTGCCACTTTGCACCCCTTAAAAAAAGTTTCAAAAATTCCGCGCGATTTTGCGCCTTTGGCATAATATACGCGATTACTATACCAATGAACGCGACCGCCTATGCGCTCAGGCTATACCAACAGGATAAGCGCCAGCGCTGGAAGAGTTTACAACATAAAAAACATTGAAATATATTTTATTTTGTCGATCGGATTTTATATCCGCGCTCAGATCCGCGAAAAATAGCAGTTTTTTTGTTTCTATGTGGATATTTTATCCTGCACTATGGCTGAAATGCGCCATACTGCCAGCGCAAATGCGCCAGTAGATTTATTTTCAGATTTTCGATCGGGAAAAATAGTTATTCAAATTTTTTTAAACATAGGAAAGGAAGCAAATTTTATAATTTTATTTTGTTTTAGAAAGTGAGGGATTTTATCATGCTGAATATTGAAGAGTTTATGAAGTTGCCAGACGAAGAGAAGAAGAAGTATATTAACAGGACGTACCCAAGTGGAGTTGAGAAGAAGAACGATTTTGTAGATCATGGTGTGGGAGTGTATGCAGACGGTGGCAAAGGTTCAGAAGATTATTGTGAGTTTATGTCGTGTCAATTCCCTGACGCAACTGAATCAGAGTGTTCACAAGGGAAGCGTTACGGCACAGATGACGGCAGGGAACCGCGCTTCTGTGAAACACATTGGAAAGAGGTCAACAAGGACTCAGAGTTTTATCCGATCCGAAAGCCTTTGGACAGGGATCAGTTTATGAAGGCATAGAGAGAAGATTGGGACAAAATCAACGAAGGCATGAGCGCGGACGATTGTGTTGAGATATTCTTATCAGTATTAAAAGGATCCAGCGACATTAAGAAGAAGCTGCTGGAAGAATTAATCAGTAATTACAGCGCTGGTGATGACATTGATTTTGTTTTATTATCTAAGGAGAAGCTGGAAGAGATCACGCAGGAGATAAGGGATATGAGGGACGCGGATTTTCATGTATGTCCGTATGACCAGCACCAAAAGTTTGAGGATTCCAACGCGCGACACGAAAGACAGTATTATGAAATGCACCCTGAACACGCAGAAGATCAATGTACTTGTAAATATTTTGACCAACTAATTGATAAACTGGAAGGAGAATGATTATGAAGGTAAGAGAATTGGAAGAGATCCTTACGGATATGGACACAGAGAACGAAGTTGTATTCTATTTGTTGAAGGATTACAATTTAGACGCTTTACAATTAGAAAGCACAAGAGATTCAGACGGACAATGTGAAATTACAGTTAAAGGATTTGATACTGACGAAGGGGGGAACCGATGAACACGAAGATAAGTTATATGTACCGCGATGCCAGTAATTATAAGGCATACGAATCAGAAGTAATAAAGGGAGTGATTAAGGAATCAGGCCTTAAAGATGAATGCTTTGACGAATTCATTCCAAATGAATGTGGGCTTCCAAGCCTTCAGGGACAGCTTACCGCGTACAACGGTGGCACATGGACAGAAGACGATCATGTTTATCATTCAGACCTTCAGCTTGAACCGACAGAGAAAGAGCCAACAGTTGAGATTACGGCAGAGGATTTCATAAAGAAGTTTAATAATATGCCAAATGATGTAATGGCAGAAATGGAAAGGTTGGGTATGTAATGGACGAAGAACAGAAGGAAAGGATCGAAGGCATGACGGTAATGGACGGCTATGAGGATTGCATAGTTGGAATATGCAACAGGTTCGGACAGGAACCAATCATAGCTTATGACTACGAGAAGATCATTCAGAGGCACATTGACGATGGCATGACAGAAGACGAGGCGAGGGAGTATTTTGACTACAATCAGATTGGCGCATGGGTGGGTGATGATACACCATGCTTCATAGAACTTTTTCAAGGAAAGGAAGTGAATAATGGAACTTGACAAGGACAAGAGGGAATCGTGGATTTTTGCTGTATGGGAAGGTCTGGAAGATTATAGAACAAAATGCCGTTATGGAGAGCCATACGAACAAGAACTATGGGAAGAAGTCAGGACTGCTATGGAATGGATTGAGAAGGCTCTGTTTCCTATTAAATTCATATCAGAGGAAAAGTTAGCCGTAATGCAAAGGAAAGATTTATTACATCAGCTTTACATTTTAACAAATTCTGGATCTGAACAGCTATCTCCGGAAGAATGTGAGCAGGTAGCTGATATGATACTTAGAAGGAAAGGAAAGGAATAATTATGATTAGATTCCGTAGAAATTATCAAGGTGATACTTGGTATTTAGGTGATTATAGTTGGAAGCGTAGTTATTGCATGAGATATATTGGACAGATTGGAATGTTCCAGATAGGAATTCGTGGTGCTTGTCTTAGCTTTATGCGTAAATATGCTACCAACTGGAAATACTGGTCTAACAAGCGTGTGTTTTATTGGGTTGTGCCACACACTAAAAGAGATAATGGTGCAACACATTCAGTCGGTCTTTATTGGATTGAGGTTACACTTGTTTTGCGTCATGGAAAAGGAAAGATATAAGGAAAGGAAGCTGTCAGGGGGATAGGCATATTCTCTTGACAGCATCTTCATTCATAAAGTTGTTAATATCCCTGACCAACCTGTATCTATGAGCAATCGTTTTAAAAGTATAACCCTGTTTATGATAATTTCTGACCGTGATTTGTGTCTTATCCCTACCGACTGTATTAAAATCATCAATAATCTTCTTCTGCCATTCTTTAAATGTCATAGAATTCCTCCTTATTTCGATTCTAAGCCCTCGTAAATTTTAAGTACCAAATACCCTATATATTGGAAAAGTACAGAATTTGAGCCTAATATGACGGCACAGGTGCCTTATTTACCACATATTAGCTGGTGCTTGATTATATAACCTTCTTGACTTAGCTAATCTCCAACAAGTTCTAAGTGTTAGCATTAATTTGTGCTGAAATTCAGGTGTAAATCTCATTTTGAGGTCTTCAGCCTGTTCTTTTGTCAATGGTACGAATTTCGGCTGTTTTATTATTCTTTCTTCAGTATATGTTACCCAATCCTTCCAATTATTAAACCAGGTCGATCCGTTCTTCGGCTTCTTCCAGGCATTTGATGGCTGTCTTAAATGGCTGAGATAACAATTCAGGGCTTTTGAAATATTATTCAGATCATCATAGGTCTTTACAGAGGAAAGAAAGTGTCTTAATGCTGCCTTCTTGCCATCCTTATTCGGATATTTCTTCCAAAGCGATTCGAAAACATTCTTTTTTTGTTCAGGTGTTATTGACATAATTAAAAGATCTTCTCAAAGTATTTTTTACTTCTATAATCATTTGTTGATAATCTTTCCATAGCATCTTTAGACATTTCATGTACCAAGTTTAATATTTTTAAAATTTTATCTATATCAGCTTTTTTTACAGCCTTCTTCAACATAGTGGCATATTCTATTATTTCTTTATGTGCGTATGATCTACCTTCTACATCTTTATAACCACAATCAGCACACTCCCAAGCATAATACTCTCCGGTTAAATTATTCTTCATCTTACTTTCTAATTTATTCTTATGTAGGCATTTTACCATAATAATTCCCCTTTCAATATTTACATATTTAACAGAGTTTTAAAAACTTAGCCAACGTGAGGAAAACGTACTGAGGGCTACACCCTAACAGAGCTTAATCTTAGAATTGACTCTATTAAGAACCAGCCCAAGCAGAAAAGAAGGCTTTGTAATAAAATTTAGCCACTCGTTGAGGTATCCGCCTGAGTTCGGTGCCTACTGGACTTACTTTAAAGTGTCGCCAGAGCGCAGGAGTAAACCGACATCTTGGACAACCTCCTATCGCCACCCTACACTATATATAAACAAGAAAAGCCCGACACGCAGGTATGTACGCATCAGGCTTCTATGTGTTACCAGCTAAGGCAACATAATATATCCTATCGTTCATACCAACGAATGTCTACTTTTAAATACTTAAAGCATTATTAATCATTTGTGTCAAGGTTTATTTTCTCAAATAGCCTTTTTGTGTCTTAAAATTTCTAATACTACCCCTGTCTGGCTCGTTCTGATGATCTGCACCCACTCGTAATCTTTCATCTGCACCTGCACTATCCGGCTGCAACCTGCCTCCGCAATTCATACACCTATCGCCATTTCTTCTATTAAGGCTCATAGTCTTCAAAAATACAATATTATTACAGTCTGGACAACGATACCTGGTTTGGTTTTTATTTGGCATTATTTCCCCACTTTCTTTAAAAACACATCCCTGCCTGTTTTTTCACAATATGACCTATAACCTCTTTTAGTCATAAAGTATTTAGATATATTATACCTCATATCTACATTCTTAATCTTGCCACAGGCATTACATTTGAATTTCATTTTCTTCCCTTCTCTCCTGTATTGCACAAGTCATTAATACCCCAAACCATATCAGGCAATTAACCAACAGTAAGACTATTAATAATATTATGTGGTATATATCCATATATCTACCCTTGGATTTTCCTTATCAATTTCACCTGTCGTATATAGCGTGGAAATAATAAATTTATCGTTATCATCCTCTATACAACCAGCATTAATAAGACCGTCACAAAAGAATTTCTCATGTAAACATAAAACATTAGACCTGTCTACACGCCTTTTATCTCCCCTGACTAATTGAAAATGCAGATTAATTCCAGCTTTAGACAGCGTTAAACCTTTTACTTTAGGTGCCAATATCTGTGAATACGCAATCTTCAGCTTATTTCTGACCTGAAAATGCCAGTTATGATAATTATTAATATTAAGATAATACCTCTTCGGCTTCATAATCTTACGAGGTAAATCAATATATAGTGGCATTGATACTATCATAATTTTTTTTCTTTACAATTATAGATTCTTAATTATAATGCGTAGGCGCATTTTAATTAACCTGCCCTCACAGACTCACGCCTTGTCTCTTTTACTCTGATACCAGGAACCTGTTTATTGGTAATACCATTAGCCTTAACCCATACCTTCAGCTTTGCAGTTTTAATTTCAACCACATTCAAGGGTATTCTGCCTGATACAATCTCTTCTAATAACTCCAAAGGATGCTCAACCACGACCTCAATATCCTTTATCCAGCTTGTACTGCCACCACCTTCAACCTTAGTTGACTTCTCAATGCCACCTGATGCTATATTGGGATCTGCATATACATTGTTCAGCTTATCCTGTAATTCATTTACCTCAGCCTGAGTCTCTGCATTATCGATCTTCTTTTGCAGTTTTTCCTTTTCCTTTTGAGCTTTCTTATCTGCCAGTTTATCCAACCTATCCTGTTCTTTACGTTGCTTTTTCTCCTGTTCATCAGCGTATGTAGCCCTTATGCCCCTTAAATATATATCAGCCTGAATAAGACCATTAAGCATATCCTTCTCTTGCTGAACTATAACCTTATGGGCCTTTTGTGTAGCCTCTTTCATAGGCTTGAAATGCTTCTTCACCTGCTTGAGCCGACTTGCAAGTTTGACCATGAACTCAGTTGTGATGTCGAATGTGCCACCGTCAACTATCTTTATAGCTGTGGCTTCAGAAGTAACCGTCATTACATCTGTATTCATTTCCTCTGTGATTCTTTCGGTTGGTGTTTCCATATCAGTTTACTCCTTTCCATTGTGTCATAAGATTATTAAATTCTCTCTCTCTATACCATCTTTCAAGCATTTTCCTGAATATACCCCATGCTTTAGGATGCCTTGAGTCGTGCATCGTTATTTTGCCATCAAGAGTGAAGCAGACCGTATATAAATCTAACCTCTTGCGACTTATCATGTGTTTGTATGCCTCCAGTTGTAGTGTGTCCGTGATCCGATTATACTGTCTTAATTTGAAGTCGTACACAGTATCCTCATGTATAGACAAGTCAGGCTTACCACAATATTTGAGTGTTGGATGAACAGCAGCACATTCTATTGCCATGTCAGCATCATGGATAGCTGCGACTTTGCTTTCATACTTCCACCACTTATGAAAGGCAGTCATAGGCTTAACCAAATCAGGATCGAGGCTGTCATGGTCTAAATCATCGTGAAAGTACAGCCTGATTGCCTCATGGAACTGCGTACCAAGCTCTGTTTTGCGTTTAAGCACTTCCTCCGGTATCATGGTGAAATCCGTTAGTGGTTCAATCACCTGAGATACCGAAGGAATACGCTTTCCTGATAAGGTATGAAGCCTCGTATCTTCATTATATACAAATTCACTCATGCGTTATCATCCGCATAATCATCTTCAGTCGGATTAACATTATCATCTTGGTCATCGTCCTTCATTATATCTATGACCTGAATCTCATTTGACTTAAACTTCTCATTATACTCAAATATGATAAGGCATTCTTGGTCTGTTTCACAAGCCTCAGCAGCAGTCTCAGCAATCTTCTTATCAAAGGTCTTATACTGTGTACCACCTGTGCTATGGACAATATACTGAGTCCATGCTTTCTTGGCACTCGAAGGACTCTTCTTCTGCTTAACTTCTGCAATCTTTGTAATAATTTCACCACCATCAGATGTTTCTGCTTCCTGCTGGCTACTCTTACTCTGAGTCTTCTTGACTTCAGGCTTCGGCTCAGTACGATTCTCAGTAAACTCAGGCATATCCTCTATGTCTTGTGTGAATATATCCGATGCTGCAGTCACGTTAAGCACACAGGCAACCTTAGACCTCTTCTCAGCCATCTTGAGACAGGTATTATAATAGTCAGCAGGATTATCATGCTCAACTTTGTGCATTATCATCCATTTACCAGCCATCTTCCTCGTACTGAATTGAGAGCCACCGATTATATTAGGATCTCTTGTCTCCCAATAATCTTTTGGTACTTCCTCTCCGGTTGCCTCTGCTCTAAAGCGCCATTTGGATTCCATCGTAGTACACGCTCCCGATCCCGAACCCATTCTGAGTCCAGAATTGATTGAACTTGCCGTTGTCTTTACTCTGTACTCACGATGACCGTTATCCATATCAACGACTTCAACCTCTGAGTCAAGATCAAGCCTGAATGTTAATGCCAGTTTCTCGGCACCGGCTTTTAATAATGTAGGCTTATCCCCACAGCCAGGTATAACCCCATAATGCGTGTCTTTCTTCATAGTCTGTGAAAGTAAATTCTGTATTAAATTTACCTGTTGCCTCACATCATCTACAGACATCGAATCTTTTACTAACGATAAATCACCCATATCTCACCCCTTTCTTTATTATTTAATAATTAAAATGACAAGGCTCTCGCAACTGTCCATCCCCGATAGATTCTCGCACTCAGCGTACTAACACTAATACCACGCTTTCTTGCCCACTCTGTTATAGAAAGCGATACCCCTTCGTATGTTATAATGTGGTTAGTTCTCATATTATTCTGTTACTCAGACCGAGTAGCCCACTTGCAGTTATCAGGAGAGTAACCTTTATTATTATCAATCCTTTCTAATGTCAAACCCTCAGGTCTTTTCCCCATATCTTCAAAGAAACTCTCAAATGAATGTATCCATCTTTTACAAATAGTTATACCCCTGCCTCCATAATCACAGTACCTTGCATTCTTTGGATTAAGACATCTAGTTTTCATAGCTTCCCACGTCCTATATGTTTTTGTTCTGGATAACCCATGCACAGTAAACCTCTCAGATGATTTCTCTCTGTGCAGGCAACCACAACTTTGTATTAATCCACCCCTAAGATTTCCCCCTTGAACCGTCTTCTTTTTCCCACAATCGCACCGGCACAACCAATGTGCAGCTTGCCACTTATCCTTATGGTTGAATTCAATTACTACTAGACGACCAAACCTTTGTCCCTGCAATTCTAATATTTTCCTCATATTTTTACTCCTTTATCTTCTGTCTTTTACTTGTAAGGTGATACACAACACACTCCATACAAAAATGAATGTGTTTCAGCCTTGTGGTTCTGCCCTTACGCTTATAAAACCTGAGCTTATCTAAAGCCTGAGCAGCAGTCTTATATTTAACCTTTTCACACCTTCTTCTTAGCATCAGCTTCTTCCAATCTCTTTAAGATACGTTTCTCAGCCTCTAACGCTTGCTCAAATTCTTCGATATTCTTTTTTGTCTGCTTAATCAATCTTTTTATTTTCGATTCTCCACCCATTATTTACCTCCTTTCAATACAGCCCTTAGACCATCATCACTTATTTTCCAGTTACCCAATTCAGTATAAGGAATACCTTGAGAGGCTACAAACTCCCTTAGAGTATACTTCACAGACATAGCATCACTATTTTGAGATACCTGTGCTGTCTTCCTCTTAGCCTCAAGGAACCTTAAATCCTTGTCTATATCTGCAATACGCTTAGACCATGCTACAAAAGAGAATTGATATTGTTGGAGTATAGCCTTGACCTCTGGAGTCAACATATACTCTGTTGGTGGGATTATTTCTGCTACAACTTCTTTTACTCTTTCCTCTTCAGGTAATGGTGCCACAACCACCTCCTCAAGTCTTGGATCACCTGCCTCAGCACAGCCGGCACCGAATCCAATAAAAAATGTTAATAAAAAGTAACATATAGCATTCATCGCTTCCCTCCCTTCTTAACTTTCTTAGGCTCTCTCCAATAAATAGTTTGACACGCAGGATGGGGACATCTAACCGGATTTTCCACCTTTGGTATCCACTTCCAACCACATTTACGACAAGTATTTTTCTTCATAGTTTAAGTATACTACTACAAGTAGTACCGTAATGCAAGAGAAAAATTCGGAGAAATGTAAATAGTCTGTAAGTGTCTAAGGGATTTGAAGTTGTGGAGTGTGGTGTCCAAGAAGGATTTCCTGGACACCGTGAAGTTATGTTGGTTTTGGGAATTTAGCTTTTATCGCATCTATTGTATCTTTCCAGATAGTTGTACCATTAACTTTGTCCCAATAAATCATATCAAGTTGATCTGTCATTGGAGGATAGCCTGTCTCTACGCTGTCTATGATGCGCCTGTTTTGTGCGTCTCTATGGCTTATCGTTTTACCTTCGACTCTGTTCCTAATCCAATCATTAGCTCTATCAGCTTCCCAATTTGCGTTCCATGTAGCTGCAACCGCTTCTTTTTCTGCCTGACTATATGGTGGGTACGGATTATTAACATCTCCCCCCTGTCTTTCTCCTACATCTTGCCATGTAAAAGGGTATTTAGTATCTTCCATCTTAACCTCCTATGCTTTTGTTAAACCATATAATGTAAATTGTCCTGATGAGAAATTACCTGTACTCATCGCAAGTCTTATTCCTGTCATAGCAGTAACAGCACCAGTATATGATCCTATCCCATACAAGATCCTTGATGTACCAGCAGAATTTTCAATCATAGCTGTAAAATATATTCTTTTAAAGTTATCGGTGCCAGTAGGACTTCCAAAATAAAGTGTACCATCAGAACCCTCACCAGAAGCATTACCAAATGTAAATGCAACTTGTATTTTTGTATCAGCAGCACTATTATTGCCAGCATAGGTACCAATGCTAGAATTAGGAATCATAGCGTGTCTTCGATAAGCAGCATCTGTCACATAGCTTCCACCAACCTTTAATGTTGCGTTCATAGTCCCATCATCAGTAGAAGGGTAAACATTTGACCACTTTACCATATACTCGGTATAGGTACTTCCAATGTCTGTTTCTAAATCAACAGACGAACCGCTTGCTGCAACTGATTGTAATTCTACCCACCCACCGCCAGCACTCACAATACCAGTACCATCAGCTTTCGTATATGCCACCACGCTAAAGGCGCTTACTGTATCTGCATGGATTAACGCCCAATCATTCGCAGCAGTTGTTATACTTGCACTTCCAGGTATCGTTATACCGCTTCCATGCGTGAAAGTTAAAGCTCCATCAAAGATAATCTTCCTATACATCCCTGCTCTTGGAGCATCTGTAAAATCGCTTATTGTAGTAGTGCCAGTAATGTGTACGGTTTCGCCATCTGCGTTACCAAAGATGTCAGTTGTTGTCGCTGATGCAATAGCAGTTCCCAATCTTTCACTTAATTGTGAACCATCTGCCCTGAAATAAAGAACAGTAAATGCACTCACCGTATCAGCATAGACATAAGCATAGTCACCTACTGCTGTCGTAATGTCTTCGTTTGCAGGTAAAGTAATTCCAGAGCCATGAGTAAGAGTCAGGATGCCATCGAATATTATTTTACGCCATTGTCCGACACTTGAGGCATCTGTGAAGTCATCAATCTGAGTCGTACCTGTGATATGTAAAGTGTTTCCATCGTCACCACCGAATATATCTGTGGTTGTTGCAGAGGCAACTGCAGCGCCCTCGCTTTCGTTTAAAGCAAAACTGTTTGTATCAAGTGCTGCACCTAACTGTGGAGTGGTATCATCAACAATACCAGCCAATCCTCCACCCTGATTACCTGTTCTGACAAACTGTACGCTTATCGGATCTGCGTCTGTGAAACTCCCTGCACCAGTTACATAAGTAACAGCCACTTTGGAATAAGTAGAAGCAGAGGTCACGGCTCCTGTCACATTAAAGATAGCAAAGACAGCGTTATCACCCTTCTTCTTCATGGTGATAGTACCTCTCAAGGCAGAGTTTGTGGAGTCATCCCAACTGTCCACAAATGAATTAATGCTGGCAGAGTTTACATCAACGTCATCCATATATAATACTGTGGCGCTTGCTACCGTAGCGTGATTAAGCCATGTCTTACTGGCACCTTGATCTGTGTCTGTAGTCGTATCTTCAAATAACATATCAAGACCGGCAGGATCACCTTTGGTCCCTGCTCTTATGAAGGCAACATTAACTGGATCAGCGTCAGTAAACGAACCGGCTCCTGTGATGTATGTCACGGCAACCTTTGAGTATGTGCTTGCCGAAGTGACGGCACCGGTGATACTATACAAAGCGAACACGGCAGGATCGGACTGCTTAGACAATTCAATGTAACCTTTAATTGTACTGTTTGCATCGTCCCAAGAATCCACAAAGCTATTTATGCTTGCACTATTAATATCAACATCGTCCATGTAAAAGACTGTGGCAGAGGCAGGAGTCGCATTGTTCAGCCAGGTTTTTCCTACACCCTGG